AAGGGAAACGGGAATGTCTATACCCTCCCCTGTATAGCTATCATCTTCTGGTGTGTATTTCATACTAATATCTGGCGATATTTTGGTATAATATTCACGTAATGCTCTAGCGTCTTTAGCGATTAAATAATTATCTACGAAATCACGTATTGTTTTTTGATCACGATTACCATTAACTGATAATAACATGAATTTTAAACGAGTGGTTACATCGTATGATGAATTTGGATTGACTTTCTGTAATCCTTTAATTTCAGCTTCAATTTTCTTCTCATCACCGTGTGTTAATAGTTTGAATGAGATTTGGTTGTCCGAATGCGGTAAATTGAACGAAAATTCGTTGGTACCTGCGGTAAACAACGAGGTATCTACTTCTTTATCACTTAGTAATGATAAGTCTACAACCGCATTTACCTCTTGATTTTGGCTGTTAATGTATGCAAATTCATAATCTTTACCATAGCCTAATACTCTAGCAGCAACTAATATTGCGTTTTTATCACCTGTCAATAAATCATCATAGTTAATTGGTGTTACAATTAATGATTGTAATAATTTATCAATAACGGTACCTTGACGAATATAGTTAGTGTTTGTGAGGATATCTTCTTCACGCGCAGTCATATATTTCATTTCAATAACACCACTAGATAATGGATTGTCTTTGGGATATAATAATCCTTTTGATGGTAAGTCTACTTGTTCAGTAGGGAATTTTGGTTTTGTAACGGGATTTTCCATTTATAACTTTATTTGTTTACAATAAATATGAAGATAAAAAAAGGTTTGGCAAAAGCCAAACCAATTTTTGGATATATACTTCGGGAGAAGTAATTTCTTAGAAATTCAATACGCAATAGTCCATAGCAATTGTTATCGATAATGAAACAGCTGCATCTGAACTCCAATCATAGTCGCCAAAGTTAGCAGATTTTACAAATGCTCCTTTAACTACCCACTCACTAATAACGTCTCCTACTGGACCTAAAATATCTAATGTTAAGTCTTTCTTGTAGAAATCTGAGTAACCATCACGTCCTGTTACAGATTCGTGTGATAAACGTACCCATTCCATTACTGATTGCGCGCCTGATGGTGTAATTGGATTATATAGTTCTAATGTCATATCATTCCATCTTACTTTACCTTTAATTTTACGGTAAACATTGATGTGATCTAATACGATTTCACCAGCATCTAATGAAGGAGCACTAGCTTTCTTAATTAAATATGCAGGGATACCATCTATGTACATTAAAAAACGATTCTGAACTTGTGGTTCAAAACTCGTGAACATTATTTCGTTAGGGTTTAATACTGGCATGTTAGTGTTATTATTATATTTAGTAATAAATATTAATTATTTTAAAAATATGTAGAGAAGCTTTGCGCTTCCCTACATGATTCTATTTATTATCCTGGAAACGTTGCTCCAGTTGGTTGTAAGTTAAAGTTTAATATAATAAATTCAGCCGTTTTTGTAGGTTGGATATAAATTTGACCTACTAATTGGTTTCTATCAATAACATCTGGTGTGTTATTTGAATCATCCATTACTACTTTGTAAGCGTATAAACCTTGACGTTGTACTACTGATTCTAAGTATGGATTAACTTGAGATAAGAATCTATTTCTTGTTACTGTTGTGTTTTGTTCGAATACTAATGTACGAGATACACTTCCAACGAAATCTTTTAAAGCAATTAATAAACGACGAACGTTGATTCTGTCTAAAGATGTTGGTTTACGTTGTAATGTTTTCTGACCCCAAACACATACTCCAGTTCCTGGGAATGTTGCTAATGGGTTAACATTTGCACTATATAATGTATCGCGATCTGTTTGTTGTAATTTACGTTCTGCTAATAGTACGTTTGGAATACCACCTCTGTTTAATCCAGCAGGAGCAAACCATTCAGCACCAGCATTATCATTAAATGCTAATACACCACCGATTACTGTTGATGGTGGGCACCATGTTGTTTTACCTAATGTAGTTGAGTATAATTGAACCCAAGGATAATAAGTAGCAGCGTAGTTACTTGATTGTCCAGCTGCGTTTTGAGCTGCTGTTGCAATTGCTGTACCATATACACCTGCATCTGTAATTGCGATTGCATCGCCTCTACCTTCTGCTGTAGAAATCATTGTAGCTGCTGCAGCACTATCTAAACCAGCACCTGGAGCTAATAATACGTTAAATTGGTATTCGTCTTTATTTGTTAATAAATTAAATGCTAATGCGTAATCTGCTGTTCCAAATCCTTGAATGTTACCTGTAGAACCAGTTGAATAACTAGCACCTGTACCAATATTTTCATTCATTTGTTTAATAGCTGTTGTATCTACTACACCACCACTAAATGAACCACCATATGAACCACTTCCTACTGCTGGTAAACTACCGCTGTATTGAGTTGCTTTATATGCTCCGTTGTTGTCGATTGAATCTACTTGAGGAACTGTTACTGCTGATACACGAACGTATTGTGATTTGTTTGAATATGATCCAGAGAAATTAACATAAGCTGAACTTCCACCTGTTGCCGCAACATATACTGGTTTTAAATCACCAATAACACGAGCAATATAGTTAGATTGTTGTGGATCTAAACTCATGTTAGCCCATGTTTCTAAAATATTTTTAGTGTTGTTGTTATCATCACCACGACGAACTATTAAGGTAAATGTACCACTTCCTGAATTTACTGCTGTTACTTCCCAACGAACGTTAAACATAGAGCCACTGTCTAATGAACCACTTGACATACTAGATGTGTTGTTCATTTGTGCACCCCAAGATAATGTTTCTAATTGGAATGATGATCCTGTACCTACAAGGGCAGGAATGTTTGAAGTCGCATACGTACTAATACCTGATGAACCACTAATGATTCTAGTTACTAATAATGTTTTTCCACCATTGCTAAAGTATTCTTTAGCAGCTTGTGATGTGAAATATTCGTAATAATAGCTACCACTTTTGAATTGCTCACCGAAAAGTGATTGGAATTGCGAATAAGTAGTAACGTACGTTGGAACTAAAGGACGACCTGATACTGTAGGACCTACGATAGCAGCGCCCATTTCTTGAGGCTGTTGCGTGTAGATACTTTGGTCTGTTTCTATCTGGAATACTCCAGGAGAGATGATTTGTTCTGCCATTTTATGTAGTTATTTTATGATTTTACTAATAGGATTAATCTAGTAATAAATATTCACAGAATTATATAAAACGCAGAAACAGTATTAGAATGAGGTAATCTCGCCCGTTTCGATATTTATATTCCCTGCACCATATTTAACTTGAAGCGCATCAATTACTTCTTTTTCAGTTTCACCTATCTTCTCTAGATCAACGATAACGTTTTTCTTTTCCGCCTCTAATTCTTGCGTTTGTTTGTGGATAGCTGTTAATTGCGCTTCAATGCTACCTAATTCAAATATAACTGTATTATATTTTTTCTGTAGGTTTTTGATAGAATCTAATTCTTCTGTGGTTAATGTTTGTACTTCTGACATAATCTTTATTTTTATTTTTCCCAGCGCGCTTCAGGACATGCTTTAGATCCTTCTAACGAGCTAAATACTTTTTTACTTAATGGGCAATGGCATATACCACATAGGAACGAATCAAATACTTTATTGAATGTTTTATGTGGACATTGGTCGCAAACCGAAACCCTATATTCGGCTATCGCCTTTTGAGTAGGGTTTGGGTTTTCAGCGATTATCCATGCTTCTGCTATTTCTAACAGTTTCATTAGTCAACTTGAACTAATTTATAGAATACAGTGTAGTTTTCAGATGTTTCTACTGATTTGAAATCATCTAATTTAAATTCGTGGTATTCTAATTCTTTTTCCTCTTGCAACAATGCATTGAATTCTTCTTGGAATTTAATGAATGTTGGATTTGGTTTAGCTGAGATGATGTTTCCATCTTCATCTTTTTCTTCATCGATCCACATTGGAATTGAGATATTTTTATCTTCATCCTCAGTGCCATGTTTCTTGATTAATTCAGTCTTCATGGTTTCGATTGCTGTTTTTTCGTCTGCTACTTTCTTAGATAGATCAGTTAACCAATATTTGGTAACCAAACCTAATTTCTCAGCTAATAAGCCTTCAGATAATACTTCACCAGTTGCTTGGTTTTTAAACCCGTTGATTTCACTATCCAATGAATAGTATTCGTGTAACTTTAATTTAATGCTAGACATAATTATTTTTTAGTTGTTTTTTTGTTGTTGTTATTGTTGTAATATTTTTTCTTAGGCTTAGGTGCTACTACCACTGGCTTTTCTACTGCTACTGGGGCATCTTCAAATGAGGGATAATCCTCAACTGGGAATAAGGCATTTGGTTTAGTATCACTTTCTGGTGTACTTTCTTTACCTACGATAACGAATCCGATACCGACAGCTACTAATAATGTAATTACTACAAAGATTAAAAATGTTGACATAATGTTTTAATGGGTTTTAAGTTTCTTGTATATAAATATATAAAAACTTTCCTAAAACGCCAAATTAGATTACAGATCCTGAAAGATTGATTATGTTAAATTCAACACCTGGATTGTTAGATAATGATGATGATACTACATAGTTGTGTGCAGCTAATAATACATTACCTTCAACGTCTGTATCTACAGTACCGAAGTTTAAGTTAGTGATTGTTCTAGCACCATTGTAATCAGTTGAACCTGATTCACCTGGAGTCCACTCTGGTTTCTTATCCCATAAGTTTGCACTTACACTGATAGATGTACCATTGTTGATTGAACATTGTAGGAACATATAAGCTCCATCATAATATTGTGGGATTGCAGTTCCCATCATTGGACCAAAATTTGGTTGAATAAATTCCCATACTGGGCTGAAGTTTTTGATTTCGATTGCCATAATTGTTATTTTAGTATAAATATATATTTTTTTTAATTAACTTGTTATTGTTACCTCTAAAGTAAATCTTTGGTGTCTATATATAGTGCCCAAATTTAAATTTGAAAATGGTGTTAAAAGACTTCCATTATATATTTGCACCCCAGAGTCAGTATCATAACAATATATACTAACATTTTGATCTTCTCGACCAGTAACTGAAAATAAAATATCGCCTGTATCGTATGTGCCTGTTAATAATCCAGTGCTATCATTATCTCCGAAAGACTCCCCATTAGGTGAAATAGAAGTTCCAAATATAGAAGTTGGTCCTACAAATGTTACATTAATTACAACACCAACACCTAATGTAAATGCAGTTGAATTTGAAATATAATGCGACCAATGTAAAGGAGCGTTTTGGTTGTATCCTCGAAAAACACTTAAATTCCAATTTTCTATTGGTCCGTTAGCTAAAGCAAAAATGTCGCGACCGGCCACGGTATTTCTATTAATTTCACTTGTATCTGAGTATAAGCCTATAATTGCATTTTCTAAGCTTATATTAGCAGTAGCTGATCTTCCAAATTCAACATTTACCATACTAGAAGAAATAGGACCTGAAGCGGGTAACGTCATAATTATTTATTTTTAAGTTGTTCTTCTAAATTATTTACTTTATCAGTTAATTCTTTAATAGCTTCAATTAGCAGTGGTACTAACTTTTCATACTTGACGGCTTTGTATCCACTATCTCTAGTAGTGACCACTTCAGGTAATATGGATTCAATCTCTTGAGCTATAATCCCTATATCTTTACCTTTAAAACCATGTAGTATAGTTAATTCAGGATCAGATTTCCAATCAAATGTATTACCTGAAATTTGGTTTACTTTATATAAAGCATTTTCTATAGGCTGTATATTTTCTTTTAAGCGAATATCTGAAGTTGAGTAAGCTACAACATCATTTGAAGCATCAAATCTACCTACTGTTGCACTAGCTGCTATTCCTCCAATAGCTAATGATCCTGATATTGTAGTTCTACTTCCTGTAGCATGGAATTTAATATTTCCTAATCCATCAGATAAAACTACAGTAGAAGTTAGAGTAGTTGTTCCTGCATATTTACCCACAAGTGTGTTATGGGTTCCTGTTGTTATTGAAGCTCCAGAACCTGAACCTATTAAAGTATTACCTCCTCCAGATGTAATTAAGCCTCCAGCATACGAGCCTACTATAGTATTGTAATTGCCTGAAGTTGTTGTTACTCCCGCCTCATTACCTATAGCTACATTATATGCTGCTGTATTTGAACCTGAACTTGCTACAGTACCTCTTAAAGCTAAATAACCTATAGCTGTGTTATAATTTGAACTTGCATTTTGAAAAGCATAATAAGATAATGAACCTAAAGCACAGTTACCTGTGTTTGTTGTAGATAATACACCTGCTTGTTGGCCAATAAACACGTTAAAGCTACCAGTTGTAAGTAATTGTCCAGCACCAAATCCAAACATCATGTTTGCTCTACCTGTTGTTAAAGCATTACCGGTAAAGTGACCTAATCCTGTATTTCTATCAGCTGAATTAGAAGCCCAAGCACTTAAGTTTGCTCCAGAACCAGAACCAATAAACACATTGTCAGAGTTTGCTGTATTATTCTTTCCCTTCCATACCCACATATTATTAATTGATAATAAGTCTGTTGATGGATTATATAGAAGGTCAGCATTTACTAAGGTTCCATTATTTCCACTTGTACTTCCTACAAAGGTTAAGTATCTACTAATATTAGTTGAATCTGCTGTTACAGTTATGTTTGTAGCATTTGTTGCTGTTGTTATTGTACCTGTAAGTGAACCTGAGAATGAACCTGTAAATGATGTTGCTACAACATTTCCTACTACTTGAAGAGTGCTACTTGGGTTTGTAGTACCGATACCTACTCTACCATCATCTCTTACTGCAAAATATGTACCTACTTGTATACCATAGCTACTTGCGTTTCCTCCTCCATCTTCTATACCAATAGCAGTTCTATTAGTTCCATCATTATATCCCATATAAACCAGATGTCCACCTACTGCCGTATTTGATATTGCAGCAACAGGAGCAGCATTTACGTTTCCATCAACAGTAAGTTTATATGATGGAGCTGTGTTACCAATACCGACAAAACCATTTCCTCTAATTGTTAAAAATGTTCCTTGATCATAAGATCCACCACTATATAATCCACCAAAATTTAATTTTGTATAGGTACTTCCATCATACTCACTCCAAATTTTACTAGTTACACCACTACCATCATGCCAAGTGATAGCACCTCTTTGTGAATTTGCTACAGAATAAGCAACTCCTATTCTTAAAAGTTCAGATGATGTACTAGCAGATCCAACTTGTAATAATGTTGCTGGATTTGTAGTTCCAATACCTACATTACCACCGGCAAGAATACGCATTCTTTCAGTAGCATTTGTAGAAAACGCCATTGGAACATTTGTTGCTCCATATATTGAAACTAACGTTGTGCTATCTGCTGATAGTCTTAAAGCACTTGTTCCGTTATTTCTTAAATCAACTAAACCACCATTTGATGCATTATCAAGTGCTAATGTAGTATAACCAGTATAGGCTGTAGGACTTGTAGTACCAATACCAACATTACCAACATTAGTAATAATCATTTTAACTGATGCTTCAGTATTTGCTGGACCAGTACCAAACTGAATAGTAGGAGATGCTACTGCAGATCCTAGATTTATATAAGATGTACCATAACTAGCATTAAGTATTGTCCAACCAGATCCATTATAGAGTTGATTCATACAAAGCATAGTATCTGGTGATACCGCTGTTCCTAATGTTCCCCATCTAAATGCTGAACCATTAGTTGCATTTTGTTGAAAATATGCTAAACCACCAACTACATCTAATCTGTTTGATGGATTTGTAGTACCTATACCAACATTACCATTATTAAGTATAGTAAATTGTGTAACTAAATTAGAGGCATTACCTGCACCAACACCGGTTCCAAGATCTATAGAAAGTATACCATTTGTAATTTGAATTAGTCCTGATTTGTAAGTATTATATTTGTTAAGCCAACCGGAAGGAGAATATGTAGTATTAAATGTTATATAAGCATCGTATTCATTTCTAAATAAAACGCCAAATGCTCCAGCTTGAAATGAATTGTAAGATGAATTTGTCGTTGTAGCAGATCCAGCCCCTAATTGAAGTATTGAAGCTGGACTAGTAGTACCAATACCAACATTACCATTGTTATCCATTGTAATACCACTTCCAATAGTACCAGTACCTGTTGTAACATAAAATAAATTGCTAGTAGTTCCTACATTGGCATATCCAATACTACCTCCGTTACCAGAGTGAGCTATAGTGATTGAGCCTGAAGGTCCAGTTCCTGCAAATCCTGCTACGACTCCACCAGCATTACCTGCTCCAACTACTTGAAGTTTATAGGCTGGATTTGTAGTTCCAACACCAACATTACCACTAAACCACGTTGTAGCTGCTGAAAAGAATCCTAGAGTTGTACCATTAACCCGGTCGTATAGATAGAAATTATTTCCGTTATTTTCATTATAATCAGTCGCTAGCTCCATTCCAGAATTACCTCCTTGGGTGAACTGAAGTCTTACTCTTTTATTAGCGGTAGCGGCAGTGTTCATAAGGATGTAAGGAACATCACCGGTAGAATAAACAGCTAGTTTTGCTCCAGGATTTGTAACACCAATACCAACATTACCATTAGCTCTATCAAATGTCATTACTTGTGACTGAACACCTGATACTACTCTCATCAATGACAAATCACCAGTAGAAACTCCTTCTAAGTTAAAATCAAATCCAAAAATT